AAGTCTGCACCAAGTTTCTTACAGACGCTGGGCAACACCTACAAGTCTTTAGGAGATATAGGAACTTTTGCAATCAGCCAGATTGAAACCCAGCAGAACAATCTTAAAGAAAGTACCCAAGAGGTTAACGACGAAATCAAAAAGCTAACCGAACTGATAGAACAACCCATAAAATCTGGGGACAAGGGAGCAATCTCCCAGGCTAAGAAAGACCTAAAGTCTTTTGTTGGAGACGCAAAGCAAGCACAGACGGACATTACATCTTTCTTAAGATCTACCAGAGACGAAATTGTAAAGGCAGAAAAAGACGGGTATGCAGAACAAAGACAACTGCTAATAAATGCACAAGCAGACAGGGAAGAAGATCTAAGGAAAGAGTACAAGAAAATCCAAGACGACGAAAATGTTTCTAAAGCGGATAAGCTAAAGGCACAAAAGAATTTTGATGCGTTAATTCTTCAGCAAGCCGGCATAAACGACAAGGAATTAGAAGACTTAGAAAGAGAGCACAAGCAGAAACTTTTGGCCATCGACAAGGAGGCAGAAAACAGCAGGGAAGCTATAGAAGCACAAGGGTTTGAAACCAGGATACAGATATCTAAAAATGCCAATGCTATATTAACCGATACAGAAGAAGATAGGCTAAAGCAAGAAAGAAAAATTCTGGAGGCTGCAATCCAAATACAAAGCGAAAAGAATCAAGCATTAACAGAATCTTATCTGAAACAAAAAGCTTTGGCAGAAGCAGAACTAAAGCTTGCTAAGCCGGAAGATAAAAAAGCAATCGAAGATAGAATTGCAGAAGCAGACGCAGCTTACAAGACTGCACTTTCTAAGGGACAAGGAGAGGTTATTCAGCTACAAAACCAGCTGACCGACCTGATTACTAACACCATAGTTGCTGGTATAAAGAAGAGAGCAGCAGCCGAAGAAGCTGGAGTTACATCCCTAATAAAGAACGATAGAAGAAGGGCTAAAATCCAGAAAGAGAATAGGGTAAAAGATATTGACGAAGAGTTAAAAGCCTACAAAGAGGGTTCCGACAAGTTTGTAGAGCTTACAACTGAGAAGAACAATCTGGTTAGAGACATAGAAAAAGACGCCAGAGACGAACAGATAGCAGGCATCGAAGCATTTATCGCAGCGATTGCCCAGGCAGGCCAGGTAATTGCCTCCCTTCTGCAAGGACAACAGCAGGTAATTTCTGCCCAGTTTGATCTTGAAGCTGCAAAAGTAGAAGCAGGCTACAAAGAGAGGTTTGCCCTAATCGACGAAGAGACAGCAAAGCTGGACGAGCAGGCAGAAAAGAAAGTAAAGTATGCTACCAAAGAAGAACGCCAGAGAGCAGAGCTTGCCAAAAAGAGAACCACTTTAGAAAAAGAACAGGCAGCAGAACTTGAAGCAATAAGACAAGAACAAGTCCGCTCTAATGCAGAAGCTGCAATCTCCCAGGCAGAAATTCAATTTGCTTTAGTTGCAGGACAGGCGGTAGCAAATGCAGCGCTGGCTTACATAAGAGGTTTTTCTGACCTTGGTCCAATCGCAGGTCCAGTTGCAGCAGCGGCAATCGCCATTACAACAGCAACCCAGATAGCCCAGGCTAACCAGGCAAAGAATTTGGCAATAACACAGGCTCAAGCCCAACTTGCGTCTCTTGGTGGCGGCGGGGGAAGCTCAGGAGGAAGAGTTTCTAAGGCAGCAGGTGGTCTAATCACCGGAGCTGGTAATGGGGTGTCTGATTCTGTTCCAGCAAACCTATCCAACGGAGAGTTTGTTGTAAACGCCAACTCAACTCAGAAATACCTACCCCTCCTAACTGCTCTGAACTCTTCTGGATTACAAGGGGGAAACCCAGTTAACCCGTCCGGAGGAAACAACGACATGGTAGGCCTACTACAAGAAATTAGAAATAGATTGGCTGAACCAAACAGAGCTTATGTGGTGGCAACAGACATCGAAGACATACAAAACAAACAAAACTATATTAATAGAAGATCAAACGTCCTATGATAAACCCACTAATTAAAATTATCGAACTATTTGTAGACGAAGAACAAGACGCAATCCTGCAGTCCATCTCCGTTGTAGACAAGCCAGCCATAGAAAGAGAGTTTATGTACTTTTCAGAAGAAGGCAGAAAACTCATGTACTTTCAGGAAGACGGAGACCAGCGTATTGTGGTTTCTCCTGCTATGATACCCGACAAAATGATCCCCCGCAAGGACAAGGACGGCAGCATGTACTATGTTTACTTTAGCAAAGAGACAATCGCTAAGGCGGCTGAGTACCTAATGAAATACAACAAGCAGTCCCACAGCAACATCAACCACCAACGCATCTATTCTGACGACATGTATGTGATGGAATCCTGGATTAAGGAATCCAACAACGATAAGTCTACAGACTTTGGGTTTGGAGATCTGCCAGTTGGAACTTGGTTTGTTAAATTCCGCATTATGAATGACGAAGCTTGGTCTAAGATTAAATCTGGAGAGCTTAGAGGTTTATCGGTAGAAGGGGATTTCCTGCTTGGCACCGAAAAGTACATGAGCAACAAGTTTTCTGCAGTTAGAAGAAAATACAAGTCTGCTTACAAAGGGTTAACTAAAGACGAAGCAGACCAGCTGGACGAAATCCTACTCTACGTAGAAATGAACATCGACGTTGCTGGTTTACCCGGCTATGTAGACCAAGGGGAGAAAGAGGAAGACATGGACGCACTGCTACAGTTTGCAGAAACCTACACCGACTACCCAGAGGCAGCAGTAAACAACGCAAAGAGAGCTTTGGCTTGGGCTGAAGAGAACGGCTGGGGAGACTGTGGAATGGGACCAGGCAAGGCAAGAGCAAACCAGTTGGCAAATAGAGAACCTATTTCTGAGGACACAATCGCCCGCATGTCTGCATTCCAAAGACACAGACAGAATTCAGATACACCCTACGGCGAAGGCTGTGGCAAACTTATGTGGGACGCTTGGGGTGGAGAAGCTGGGGTTTCTTGGGCAGAAAAGAAGCTAAAGGAAATTAGAAAGCAAAGGGTAGAAAATACCAATATTGTTTCAGAGGTACCTGGAGCAGGAGTTGCTTTTGCAGACCCAGAAGACATTAAAGTTGGGGACGCAGTTTCTTGGCAGACATCTGGTTCTAATCCAAGAGGTAGAGTTAGAGATATAGTAAGAGAAGGTTCTAAAAAAGTTCCAGGAGCTGATTTTGAAATTAGCGGAACTCCAGACAACCCAGGTTATCTAATCGAACTCTACGAAGAAGACGCAGAAGGTAAATGGAAGGCAACCGGAACTATGGTGGGCAGAAAAGCAGATTCTATTCTTAAGAATGTAGACTTTGAAATCGAAGAAGACCCAACAATGGCAGAAGATTTTCTTAGATATTATTCTCCAGTTCAGAAACAAACCATCAGGGATTTCATAAAAGACGTAGTACAAGTTTATGGCATCTAATCCCTGTATACCTTGCGGCCAAAGAAGAGAACAGGGCTCTTCCCCCTACCTTAAAAAAACAGCCCTGCTGTTAAACGGAGATGATATTGTTATTGAGGGAGTAGATCCAGAAAACGGCAGGCGCTTTTGGGGAACTAAAGATTTCCAGCAAGTTTGGTTTACCCTAAAAGACATTCGGGGCCTAAAAGGCTAAAACAGTAAAAATAATGAGATTCTATATCTCACTAAGTATAACCAAAATAAATTAAAATCTAAATGAACATCCTACAAAAAATCCAAAAATTGGTGATGTCTGCAGAGACTTTTGAGTTTGCATCCTATGAACTTGCCGATGGCACGAAAATTGAATGCGACACTCCGGAGCTTGAGGTTGGATCTATTATTTCGGTAGTTAAAGAAGAAGGAAACGAACTTGCCCCAGCTGGTGAGCATGTACTTTCCGACGGAAGAACTATCGTACTTGATGATTCTGCTAAAGTTACTGAGATCAAAGAAACAGACGCCCCAACTGCTGACGAAATGGAGAACCAGAAGATGGCAATGGAGACAGATCCTGAATTAGTTCAGGCAGTTCTTGATATGCTAAAGTCTAAGGTTTCCGGAATGGAAGACGCAGAATTGCAAGATCTTTCTAACAACATCGTTTATGCTATCACAGCTTACGATGAGGCTAAAGACATGGTAGACGGAGAAGAAGATTCAGTAGAAAACGGTATTGTGACTAACACAACTACTGCTGGCTACTCTGCAGAATTTGCAGCACTTTCTGAAATCGTTCTTGAAATGGCTAAGAAGCAAGAAGAAATGAGTACAAAATTATCAAAAGTTCCTACAGGAAAAGCTATTTCTGAAATGGAATTTGGCACTGAAGATTCTGCTACCGACAGCATGTTGGAAGCAAGAATTGCAGCAATCAAAAATCTAAACAAATAAAAATAAACATGAAAAACAACATTCAAAAGTTTGACTTCAACCTAATAGTTAGCACACTTCCTGACTATGTGAATCAGACCAGCTTCGATTGGGTACTTCGCACAATTCTTGCGGATCCTACAATGAATTACATCAGCCTTGAAACAGACGTTTGGTCTGCTAAAGACATCCACATTATGGAAAACACCCCAACTATCGTAGCTGGTGATGGTGGTTTCTCTGCATCTGGAGATGTAACTCTTACTAAAGTAACTCTTTCTACAGTTGCTCTTAAGTCTCAAATGACTTACAACCAGTACCTATTGCAAGACAAGTTCACCCAGTTGGTTCTTAGCCCGAAGGCTATTATCGAAAACATCGGGTTTGAGCCTGCGTTGATGGAACAGGAAAGCAGACAGAACACAAAGGTAATCAACAGCCAGGTTTGGTTGTCTGATACTGGACTTGGTTCTGGTAACCTTTCTTACTTCGACGGTCTTATCGCTCAACTTGGAGCTACAGGAGCAAGAGTAACTGCAGCTACTGGCGCAGCTAACTGGACTAAAGCTAACATCATTGCTTCTATCCAGGAAATGTATGCAGCTCTTAACCCAGATATCCTTTCTTCTGAGTTGGTTTGTTTCATTGAGCCTGCTTACTACAACATCCTTGTAGAAGCTTTGTTCTCAGGAAACTACTTCCACTTCAACGCTGACATCGCAGTATCTGGAGAATTTACCTTCCCAGGTACCAGCCTAAAGGTAATTCGTACCGCAGGATTGGCAGGCAGCACAAGCTCAAGCTACTCTGTAGGTGGAGCACCTTGCGTAGTAATGGGTAATCCTAAATACCTATTCGTAGGAACAGTAACCAGAGAAGATATGGCGAATATCATGATGTGGTACTCTCAAGACTTTGACCAGTTAAGATCTAACTTCCGTTATAGACTTGGAGCAGCAATCGTATTCCCTAACTACTTTGTTTGTAGTTTCTAATTAACCAAACCACAGGGGAGCTTAAAACCCTCCCCTTAATTTACAAAACTAAAAATAATATACAAACAAAATGGCTTGTTCACAAATAATTTACGGTTTCAACGCAAGAGGAGCTTGTAAGATTGTAGGCGGTGTAAAAACTGTTTACCTTACCAACTCTGAAAACATCACTGCTGTTGGAACTACTGGACCTTCTCCAGTAACTCAAATCAACTCATTCACATACGCTACTGGCGGACTGTGGTATGAATTTAACCAGATCCAAGAAACCTCTTCTTTGACAATGACCCCGAACGCAAACGTTCAGAACTACTCATTGTTCTTTGAAGAAATCCTCACATTGGTCTTCACAAACTACAACGCTGATCTTAGATACATCGTTAAAACTCTTGCCCAAAATAACCTGGTAGCAGTAGTTGAACTACGTTCAGGTGAGTATGTCTACATCGGAAATTACACCGGTTTGGATATCAACGGCGGAGAAGGTGGATCAGGTGTTGCAGCAGGAGACAGAAACGGTTTCTCTCTAACATTTAGAGCTATCGAACCAGAAGCACCTTTGACCCTTGATCCTACTTTTGTAGCATCAGTAGATTGGACTTCTAAAGTTTCTT